AGCATAGGAACGACTCTGATTAACCACTCCACTATAGTGCGGTAGAGGGCAACTAAGCGATTGATACTCCACTGTATCGGTGCAGACTGGCTGAATGTATGGAGCGCAGATAGGATCATCTGGCCTATACGGACACCATGCTGTAGTAAGCGCTGTAGCATCGTCAATGCCATAGCACTGTAAGTTACTAACCCATCCTTGAGCTGTTGGAACATATGTGCAATACCATGCATAGATTGGATTACTCCACAGGAGTATTAGGAATAAGAGGGAGCGTATAGGTAGAACCATATAGTTTCTCAAATCGTTTTGGATCTCTCTCATGCCATGCACGTTTAGCTGTGTAACCTAGTGAACCACCAATAGGGCAAGGTGAGCCAGACATTTCCATAGCTTCCCAAACACGATTGTCTTGACACAATACTGATACTGCTGCTACCTTTAAACCTAAATCATTGAGTGTCTTAGCTAACTTAATTCGCTCACAGTTTTCATCAGTGATTGTAGTGCCTCCACTGATAGAGAACATTCCTGTGTTTGCACCGCCACTGAGACCAGACTTGCACATGTCGTTAGAGAACCCTGACATTGATGGGGCCATAGCACTTGGTACGGGCATCCCTTTGTTGTTGATTGTTGTTGTATCAGCATGAGCATAACTTTGACTAAGTAAGAATACAATAATGAAACCAGCTGTAGCAATAAGTATTTGTTCTAATCGTTTGAGCCTAGCATTGATTTGCTCATAACGTAATGCACAAATTTCTTCGTGCGTATTTAGCTTTGATTCTACGTCATGTTTAACCATGTTATTCCTCTGCTGGTAAGGGTGTGTTGCCCTCACTTACCCATTTAAGGTAGGCTTGGTAGTCTGTGTTGGCTGGGTTTAGTGGGATAGATATTTGTTTGCCAACAATAGTTATACCGTTTTGTTCGCCAGTAATAATATCGTTTTGTATTTTGTATTGGATCATCATAGCTCCGCACTTATGTTGATATAAGAAGTTCCCTCAATACGCATTTCACAAGCGTTATTGGAGCTAATACCGCTAACTGGGCAATTTATTCGCATTGATTGAATGTTGGTTACAAAACTTATGCCCCCACTAGAGGAGTTCCATGATCCAGAGCCATTTAAACATTGTAAGTTTGAACTTGCACCATTGTACTCAACTGTTGGTTCCGTTCTTTTTGTTACTTTAAATGGATAATTAACAAATACAGTAGACCCCGCATAACCAAATCCAATACCTATCAAAGTTTCATTTGCGCCTTTTTTAATAATTTCATAATACCTCTGACAATTAGCCAATTCCTGATTATAAAGTCTGCGTTCAAATGGTGTTGCTGATGTGTTTTGTTCTAGTTGGACACCAGTTACATACCATGTAGCTCCGTTAGTGCCTACTACTGATGTTGCTCCAGCAGTAGAAAAATAATTACCAGCACCCCATGTATTTACAGTTGATTGAAAGTTAGATCCAGCACCCATACTAAATATTATTGCTAAACCACCAGAGTTCGTCTTGTCCCATGTTCCTGTAGTGTCACCAACTACAGTGACAGTTTTGTATTCCCATGTATTAGCTGAACTAATTGTGTAATTAAATGGATAGCCTCTGTTAGCATCATAATTTCTTAAGCCACCAGCAAACGTTCCAGTAAGTGAACTTTTAACCCAAAATGAAAGTGTTACTGTTTTTGCATTTGCTGTTCCAAATTCAAGATCTGCAACATTGTATCCTTCAATGTGCTGTTGAAATCTTGCATACTGTGCAGCTCCTAAACTTGCATCTGCTGATGTAGTTGTTAATTTTACTGAATTAGTAAATCCAGTAGGTGCATCACTGCTTTGTTGTGCAGTCATTCCACCATCTGTATCTTCAAGACCTAACCATCTGTCTACTGTATATGGAGCTGATGTAGTCAATGTCACTGCTGCACCAGCATTACGTTGGTCTATCCTCATGTCACCATTGATGATGCGATTCTTTAATCCAAAGGGAGATGCAGCAGCTCCTTGTAGAGATGCGTCATTAAACTGAACGCCATCTGTCCCATTAATAATTACGCTCATTATGCTGCTCCTAATCTATTAGCTTCTAGTTGTGCTTGATATGCTGCAATGACTTCTGGTATATGTGATACTTTGCATATATCTTTAACTTGTTGTTCTTGTGTAGAGTAATCTTCGCCTGGAGTTATGCACCATCTATGGTAAGTTCTTGAAATTTGGTTGCCATCTTCTGTGATAATAGTAGCTTGACGAACTTGCACAGTCCCATTTTCTACTACTTCTATTTGATCTATCTTTGTTTGTTTATCTAATGACATTGTATTTTTCCTTATATTGTGTAAGTGAGGGTTACAAAAATAGCGCCACCATTAGTAATTGCGGCATTTCCTAAATAAACAGAACTAACCGTTCCATAAGCTATGTTTATTGTACTAGCACCAGCACCATTAGAACTAGAACCCATTGCGTTACCTGGACTTGCAGCAATGCTAAATGGTAAATTAGTAAACACCAATCCGCCTGCTGAACAAGAAATATTTGTAGAACCTTGTAAACGACAATTTACATAAACAAGACTTCCTATTTTTACATATACTCCAGAAGAACTAAAAGTACCACTAACAGTTAAACCGCTTCCTTGATTGGGTGTCCAAGTACCTTCTTCATAATCATCTAAACAATTAGCATCTGCACTAGCACTTTGTGTTGCTGGGAATTGAATACCATTAACAGAAGCAATCCCACTTCCATTCTTAGTTAATATAGTTCCTGTGCCACTTGGCAAAGTTAATGTCTGGGTTGTAGCATCCGTTGCTTGTATTGTTGTTGAGCCTGATGTAGCTCCTGCGAGGACTAATGGCATTATGCTGCTCCTTCTAAAGCTGTGATTCTTGCTTTTAGGTCGTTGATGATTGTTTGTTGTTCTTGGATAGATGCAATCATGATAGGAATAAGCTCTGTGTATCTAACAGCCAAATATTCTGTATCATCATTTGAACCAGCAATTTTGTTTTTATCAATTGCTTCAGGAACTACATTTTCTACACTTTGTGCGGAAACGCCAACACAAGGTTTATTTGTGTCATCTGACTTCCAAGTAAACTTAATTGGTTCTAATTGCATCAAGCCATCAAGTGCATTTGTATAAGTTCCTGTTACATTTTTAAGCCTTGTATCTGAAAATCCTGTCCATGAAGTAGCACCATAAGCAATATAAACGCCTGCATTACTTGCACTAAAGACATGATACGCATTTGTACCAGTACCTTCTGCACCAGCAGTCCAAAATGTAGTCCTACCACCAGTATATGTATATGACTCTACATAAATACCTGAACTTATTGCTTGAAGTTTTTGAGATGTATCGCCAGTAGTTACTGGAATTCCATTTATACCTACTCTACCACCAGACTCAATGTGAAGTGGCAAAATTGCGTTAGTCTGGTTTCGTATAGTGAACATTCCTGCGGTTTCAATTCCAGCACCAACTCTCCATGTTTTTGTACCATCGTTATAAGACGAGTAAATACTTCCACCAGCCGCATTAAATTCTGCCGTCTTGCTAGAAATTGTTGAGCCTACAGAACCTTGTACATCAAGTTTATAGCTAGGACTCGCAGTACCAATCCCTACATTCTGTGATGCGTCTACTGTTACCGCAGTTGTGTTAGCAGTTTGTAATTGTAAAACACCGCTAGTATCTGCTGTTTGAACTAGCCCTGCTGAAGTTGAAGCATTTATCGTTACTGCCATGTGTTTCCCCTTATAGTACTACCCAGCGAGCGCCGCTAGGAATTGTAACTGTTACACCGCTATTAATTGAAATTGGCCCTGTACTCATAGCATTTTTGCTAGTTGTTAGCGTATAATTTGTTGTGACTGTTAATGCGTTTTCATAGAATACCTGATCTCCACCACCACCAGTAGCACCACCGCCTACTGCTCCCCATAAAGATCCATTGTATCCTTCAAATTGTGTTGTTGAAGAATTAAATCTAAAGAACCCAGCAGCTGGTGTGCCATCTCTTTGTGCTGTAGTTCCAGCAGCTACTTTGACAGATCCAGTTGCGCCTGTTCTTTCACCAAGATTAACAAGTGCTGTAGGTTTGTCTGTAAGATCAGATAAGTTATTGGCTTTAGCTAAATAGTCACCACCAGATACGTAAGCAGCTACCCATGCTGATCCAGTGTATAAACGCATTTCTGGAACAACTGTATTGTAGTATAAAGATCCAGCAAGTAGCGCATTACCATCATTGTCTAGTGTTGGGTTAGATGACTTAGCACCAAGATATCTATCATCAAATGAATCATAAGCAGCCAGTGTTGCATCACGTGCTGACTCTGCTGCTGTCTGTGCTGATGATGCAGCGTTGGCACTATTAGAAGCATTGTTAGCTGAATTGGATGCACCACTTGCAGATGTTGCTGCTGCATTCGCTGAGTTACTTGAATTGTTTGCAAAGTTACTTGAATTGCTTGACGCATTGCTTGCATTATTAGCTGCTGTGTTTGCAGTTGTTGATGAAGCTGCCGCAGCATTAGCACTATTGGATGCATTGTTCGCATGATTACTTGCGTTATTTGCAAATCCACTTGAACTATTTGCACTGTTACTTGCGTTATTCGCAAAATTAGATGCATTGTTTGCATGATTGCTAGAAGCATTAGCACTATTAGACGCATTATTTGCAAAGTTAGAAGCGTTATTAGCACTGTTAGATGCTGCACTTGCATTAGCTGCTACGTTAGCTTGAGCATTAGAAGCTGTGTTAGCTGAGTTAGATGCGTTGTTAGCAAAGTTAGATGCATTGTTAGAGCTATTACTTGCAGCATTGGCTGAGTTGCTTGCGTTATTAGCGAAGTTGCTAGAGTTGTTTGCTGAATTAGATGAGTTAGATGCAGCATTAGTAGAAGCTGATGCGTCTACAATAAGTCCCCATTTAGCTGAGTCTGTATTCGTTGTGATTGGTTGGCTACCACTTGATGTATGTGCTGTTAAGCAAATATAGATATTATTGGTAGTTGTATCTTTAACGAGATCTCGTTTGTTATAAGATGTAGCAGCTGCCCAGTTACCACGATAGTCACCAATTTGCTCACCCACAACAGGATTACCATTAGCATCGAATGCAAGCGTCTTATTAGCACGCACAGTATTCAATGGCAATGTCATGTTAATAGAAG